GCGACAAAACTGTTCAAGCATCTAAAGGATGACTGACAACGTTAATCACCCCAGCCATTACACCTCGGGCAAAGTTGAGGTCATCGACACTATTGAGGATTGGGTGCGGGGGGCACCTGATCCAGTCGTTGGTGGCCTTCATTGGCAGGTGATCAAGTACATCAGCAGGGCTTGGCTTAAGAAGGATCCTTACGAGGACTTCTGCAAAGCCCGCTGGTACTTGACGCGGCTGATTAACACTTTGGCTACGGAGGCTTACCGGGAGAAATGAGGCACTGGTGGCGTGTTGTCGCCAAGGCCTTGGGGGAGAAAGCGCACCAGAACGACCGGATCGCTGATCAGGTTGCGACGGTGCGCTTTTTAATTCTCTTGGCTTACATGACAACCAACTTTTTTATTTGTTCAGGAGTAATTAGGCACTGGAATGACTAACTGCAGCCACTTCTTTCGGGAAATCACCAACACGCACAAATGGGCCTACGGCCCTTACCGAACTTACTGGGCTAAATGCAAACTTTGCAACCACAAATGGAAGGTCTACATCGACACTGAAAAGCGGCAAGAAATTAAATTGCCCCAGTCGATGATGCGCAGGCGCAAGCTTGATGAGCCTGCCGTTAGACGAGTTCTACTAGATGAAAGACCTTATAGTCAGATTGCAAAAGATAACGGGATTAGTCATCAGGCTGTCAGCGAAATAAAGCTGGGTAAGTCCTACAAATACTTCTGCAAAGACATACCCAGAAAAGCGCCACGCACACAAAAGAAGTGCGTCAACTGTGAGCACTGGTGGCAGGGCAAATGTGGTTTGTCTGTACCAGAGGCTGGTGGTTGTTTTGCTGGGGATTGCTCGTTCTATAGCCACTACGGGTCAGCTGTGATACAGTAAGCGGGCATTGCCCCACCAGGCTTGAACTACCTCTTCGGTGTTGCGCACCTGCCTTCCCTCGCAGGTGCCAAAAAGATTTGCTTTGACGTTGAGACGACCCAGTTGCAGCCCAAGTTTGGACGCATGAGGTTGCTCCAGCTGGCCACCTACGGCAAACCTCCCGTGGTGATTGACTGCTTTGCTCTCGATGACAACGAATGGATTGAGCTTGAAGAGTTCTTCAAAACTAAGCGCTCTTGGTACGCCCACAACGCTGTGTTTGATCTTGGCTGGCTCCAGGAGCACGAGATTTATCCCGAAGGCAGGGTGTTCTGCACCATGCTTGCTAGCCGCATACTCAGAAACGGCTTGCCAAATGTAAAGCACGGCCTGCAGCATGTTGTGCATCGTTATCTCGGTAAGTCCTTATCCAAGGAAGAGCAGAAAAGTGATTGGTCTGGTCAACTGACTAAAAGTCAACTGGATTACGCGGCTAAAGATGTAGAGATTCTTACTGAGCTTGTAGAAAAGATTCTCCATAGGATCGCCATTGGCGTGCTTGCTCCAGCGTGGTGTATTGAGTGCAATGCGCTCCAGTCGATGGCACAGCTTTGGCGGACTGGTTTGCCGTTCGATAAGAAGGATTTGGAGCAGCTAATTGTTACTTTGGATGCGGAAGCTTTAGAAACTGGTGAGCAGTTTATTCAGGATTTTGATGAGGCTTTGCCCCAGGGAGAGAAGCTTTGTCGTGATGCCAAGGGTAAACTTCTTTACCGCACCAAGCCTGCAGCTAAGGGGGAAAAGGTTGAGAGGGGGACTTTCAATCTCAATAGCCCTGTGCAACTGCTGAAAAAGTTCACCGCTTTGCTTGGTGAAGTACCGATTGATCAGAAGAGCAAAAAGCCTAGTGCCAGTAAGTCGGCGCTCCAGGAGTATGCAGGGCAGCACAAGATTGTGGCGGACTACTTGAAGTGGAAGAAGACTGAGAAGAGAAGGCAGATGGCGGAAACGCTGCTGAAGAATGTGGAGAGTGATGGGTACATTCGTGCCAGCTATCTGCAGATGGGGGCTGACACTGGCAGGATGAGTTGCATGAGTCCCAACCTGCAGCAGATTCCCAGGGATCAGCGGTTTAGGGCGTGTGTGAAAGCTCCAGAGGGGTGGCGCTTTGTGGTGGCTGACTTTGGGCAGATGGAGCTGAGGTTGGCGGCTGCGGAAGCTAAAGATGAACTTATGACTCAAGCGTTCCAGGCTGGGGATGACCTCCATACGATTACTGCGGTGCAGATTTATGGAGTGGATAAGGATGAGGTCACGAAGGAGCAGCGGCAGGTCAGCAAGAGCGCGAATTTTGGCTTGCTTTATGGCAGTGGGGCAAACGGGCTTAGGAATTACGCAGCAGCGATGGGCATCCAAATGGATCTTGATGAAGCAGCCGCAGTCAGGGAAAAGTTCCACGCTGCTTATAAAGGGATCAGCCGGTGGCAGCGTAAGAATGCTGCACTTGCTAATGCGCCTGCGAAAAATCCATCTGTCCAAATCCGCATTTCGGGGCTCAGGCGGCTTCTACCGGGAGAGAACAACAAGCTCACGACCCGTTGTAATACGCCAATCCAAGGTGCTGGCGCTGCTGTCCTCAAATACACGCTTGGCAAGCTGTGGCCGCTCCTTAAATCGGACGGGGAAGACATCGTGCGCTTGGCCGGCGTGGTGCATGACGAAATCATCCTGCTCGTAGTTGAAGAGCACGCTGATACTTGGGCGTCCCAGCTGCAAACAGTTATGGAAAACTGTGAATCTAAGTGGCTTGGTGATATACCACCGCTTGCCGAAGCTAAGGTCGGGTTGAGTTGGGATCAGGCCAAGTGACGGAGCTTCGTGAGTACCGTGTGCGCATGTGGCCGAAGCATGGTCCCATGCACGACATCTTTGTGGAAGCTCCAGACATCCTTACTGCAAGGGAATATGCCATGCGGTTGTGTCCTGAGCAGCTGGTGCTTGGTGTCAAACGAAAGGAAGAGGCTGTCTCAGAAGTAAACTCGTGAGTCGCACCGGGAGGGAGATCGTCCTGGAGTGGCTTTATAAGGAGATCAGGCAAGCGCGGACCGCTGACTTACAGCGGGCCGCTGCTTTTTTGGAGTGGGCTAGAGGCATTCGTAAGGGCTGCTCCAAGCAGAGGTTTGGGGCGCGGGTGTCCCAGGCAAATGCGTGGCGCAAGCAGGTTGACCAGGATGTTCGCTGGTAACTACGTGCTACTGTGTGACAAAGCAGCAAGTTGTCATGCCCCTTAAGCACGGGTCGAAAATTTATTGCCAAGTCCTGCTAGACAAAAATAGGTACCAGTTGGCCAAAGCTCTTGCGGATAGGCGTGGAGTTCGCGTGACCGCGATGATGCGGGAAGTGGTTTACAAGTTTCTGGAGGCGGAGCTGCCCCAGGAGTATGGGTTTGCGTTGATGGCTGACAATGAGGCGTGGCAGGAGTCTGTGCAACGGCGAGTTCAAGGCCGCATAAATGCACGAGAACAGAAAAAGGTGCAACCAGAAGACTCATGAGACTTAGTTAAAGTTCTACATAGTCTGCCGGCTTAAGATTCCTTTTACTAGCATTACACAGTAGTTAAAAAGGGTCCGATGACGCGCTATGTGGTTATGGTCGAAGATCGCTGGGTCACAGCGGTTTACGGCCCAGGTCAAGGAATTGGTGTCACTGCTTGTAAGGAAGACGCTTCAAGCTGGGTCACATACGAGCGGGCTGTTAGTGCTGCGCGAATTGTTGCTCAGTGCACTGACGGTGCTGTTGCTGTTCATAGCGTTGAAGAACCCACCCACTTCAAATCCTGGAAATAATGCCGTTCCAACCGCAGACCGATCCCGAGCAGCGTCTTGGTGAAGGTATCTCTCGCACCAGTGCAGAGAAGACGAAGCTTTTTGAGTTGACTGTGTGGTTGCCTGGTCAGGGTGCCATGCGGGATCTTGTTCGAGCTGAGAACTTAAAGCAGGCGATTAAGTTTGCTGAAAATCGTTACCCGAATTGCAGGGTTGAGGTGCCGCCTAAGACGGCCAAAAAACCTAAACTGGCTCGCTCTCATACTGGGCCGAAGCTCAGGCAGAGACTCACTGCAAAAACCGTGGAGGTTGTAAATGGACAGGGCTGAATGGGCGCACCTTACTTGGGGTAGGACGATCGTGGATCAGTCGCGGGCGGATTTGCTGGAGCATTTGTACCAGCATGATGGGCGGGCAGATAAAGATCACCCGCTCCATCACACCTATACCGGGCTGTATCAGAAGTACACGGCTATCTAAGCTGAGTCGCGATCCATCCCGAAGTGGTCGGCCAGGTTATCCGCAGCTTCGCGGATAGCCCAGGCCGCTTTTGTTCTTTCCAGTTGGTGCAGCGTGTTCAGTACCAGTGCTGCTTCTAGCAATCCCCTGTAGTCCTGCTTGTTGAACATTTCCACTAGCCACTTGTCGTTGGCGGCTTTGTGGAAAGACGACTCCGT